GACTTCTCTCAATATATACCCTTTAAACCTCTTATTTGGGCTTGTAGGCAGTTTTCTGTGGACAGTCCAAGGCTACCTATACAGAGACAATGCTTTGCTCTTGGTGGAGCTTGTAGCAGTTATTATTTATTTGGTAGGTCTTGTTAGGGTTTTCCCTTAGACAGTCCAAATCTTTCCTCGGAAAGTAACCTCACCAGCACCTTCATCCCAGACTTGAATTAACTCAGGTGGTAGCAGTTGCCCTCTTTCATAGGTAAGCATGGCAAAACCGCTTCTGTGGTCTCTAGCTGAATCTTCCATGTAACTGAACTGCTGACCATAAGGATTGGCTAAAGTTCCAGTCTGCACACCATAGATAGTTCCCATAGTAAATGCTGGGTTTAGGGTAGTGAATGGATGCACAGTTAGGACATGGGTATGACCTGTAACAGTATGCACAGAGCTTGCTTGGACATTGGCTCGACCAGCATTGTATCCACCTTTGTGTCTATGCTTAATCTGGGTATTGTCATTGATCCAATAGCTCCAGCAAGACTGCCACAATGGAAAGTGGTCTTTAAGGGTAAACCCTTTGATGCCTTCATAGTTGTGAGCAGAGCTGTTAGCAAGCATGGACTCAAAGCGCATATCGTGGTTACCAAGAGTCCAGATCAAATTAGACTTAAATGTTGATGCTTTCTCTACCTCGCCAAGATATTCAACACAGGCATCTAGCTCTTGTTTAACTGTATATGTTTGGTCAAATCCTACCCTTGGGAATCTGCTTAATCTTTGACCATCAAAGGCATCACCATTACAAACAATGACCTCTGGCTTAAACTCTTTAATGCACTCCAGTAAAGCTCTTGAGGCTGTGGTGTTGTAATCAGGAATAATATGGGCATCACTAAAAACAATCACCCTGCCCTTTTCCATTGCAATGCCTCTGCGGACATTGTGATGGGCTTGTTGGATTCTTTGCTCTACCTTTTCCTTTAGACCTTCTTTGTCAAACTTGACTGTGTTACCCATTGGGTTAGTAGTCTCTAGGACAATACCCTTTGCAGCTAGGTCGCTTCTTCTGCGATATACATTCCTAACCGTAACCCCTAGATAATTAGCTACTGCTTGAGGAGAGCCAAGCTCTTTAAATAATCTAATAAATTCTACTTCACTACAAGATGCCTTAACCATTAAAGTTCCTTGGGGTCAAATCCTAAAGTAACAGCAATTTTATGGGATAACTGATTAAATGTAGCATCATGCTTGTCCCAGTTTTTATTACCCTTTAGGTATAGCCTCATATGAATAATCTCATGGGCTACGGTTTTTACAACAGTATGCAGAGGTAGCATTAATCCTATGGGGTCTAAAGCTATATCAGCAGAGCTTTGTTATGGATAGCTTTGATATTGGTCTTATGGCTGTTATTGCTGGTTACTTCTTTGCAGATAGAACTCTAAGACGATTACAAAAATGATCTCCAAGGAAGCTATAGCTCTCATCAAGCATTTTGAGGGCTTTCGAGCTAAACCTTACCTGTGTAGTGCTTCAGTACCTACCATTGGTTATGGTTCTACATTTTATAAAGATGGCACTAAGGTAACTCTAAATGACAAAGCAATTGATATTGATACTGGTAATGATTTATTTAACCATTCGCTATCTAGTATCTTCATTCCTTCTGTATTGCGCCTTTGCCCTGTTTTGGTTAATCACCCAAATAAACTTGGTGCTATTATTAGCTTCACTTACAATCTTGGTGCTGGTAATTTAAGGGTAAGCACACTTAGGCAAAAGATTAACCAAGAGAAGTGGGATGAAGCTGCCGAGCAGTTATTGAAATGGAATATGGCTGGTGGCAAAGTCAGTAATGGACTTAAAAGGCGGAGAGAAGCTGAGAGAGTCTTGTTCTTGTCATAAAACTATAGGATACTATGCAGATGAAATTAGTCACTCCACAAACTGTTCAAGCAGTATATGAGATGTTAATTTGTCTGCCGCCTTTCAATCGGTGGAATCTACCACCATCTAAACAAGTAGTGTTTGAGGTTCATAAAGACCCTACTTGCTTGGGTGAATACGAGCCAGAGCCTAATACCATTCGCATTTCAGAAGCAAAGAATGGTCATCTGGATACTGTTGTTAAAACTGTAGCCCATGAGATTATTCATATGAGGCTATACCTAAAGGGCAGTAGGTCTTGGGATAAGCACGATAAAGTATTCTGTGATTTATCGCATAAGATTGCCATTACTTTAGGATTTGACCCCAAGGAACTGTAATGGCTGTAGAAACCTGTACAGAAGAACACTTTATAGCTTTATTTCATGAGTTAGGATCTCCTCAAGCTGTAGCTAATGCTTTGAATATTGCTGTTAGAAATGTCTATAAGCGCAGACAAAGTTTAGCAAAAAAAGGAATTGTTCTACAGACAAGAAATATAACTGGTCATACTGTTGAGTTTAATAAAGCAGAAATAGAAGCAAAAGTACAACAGCGACTACAGGCTACTCGCCATTCAGTCCGCAGAGGCATCACAATGGAGAAGGGCAGAATCCTAGTATTCTCTGATGCTCACTTCTATCCTGATGACGAAACTACAGCTTTCCGAGCATTGCTAGAGTGCATTAAAGAATTTAAGCCTGAAGTCATTATTTGTAATGGTGATGCCTTTGATGGCGCATCTATTAGCCGACATCCTCGAATTGGATGGGACTCTAAGCCTACAGTTAAGCAAGAGCTAGATGCTGTTACCTATCATATGAATGAGATTGAGAAGGCATCTACCTTTAAGTCTAATCTTATCTGGACTCTTGGCAACCATGATGCTCGCTTTGAGACTTTCCTAGCTGCCAATGCTCCTCAATATGAAGGTGTGCAAGGCTACTCATTAAAAGACTTCTTCCCTACTTGGCAACCTTGTTGGTCTTTCTGGGTGAATGACCATACTGTAATTAAGCATATGTGGAAGGGTGGATTCTCAGCAGGTAGAGCCAACTCACTAAATGCTGGTGTCAATATGGTTACCGGTCATACCCATAATCTAGCAGTTCAGCCTTTAACAGATTACAAAGGCACTAGGTATGGTGTGCAGACAGGTATGCTTGCTAACCCCAATGGTGAGCAGTTTGTAGACTACACACAGGATGGATGCAAAGATTGGAGATCTGGATTCGCTATGCTAACCATAGACAGAGGTCAGCTACTTATGCCTGAGTTGGTACAGGTATGGGATGAAGAAAAAGGTGATGTTCAATTCAGAGGTAAAATCTGGGGGGTGTAATTTGTTTCTGATTGTATACAAAAGTGCATGAAACTTTAATTAATATATAAATATACTAACTATACCTGCTAGATAAATAAGAACTGCTACAAGCTCCACCAAGAGCAAAGCATTGTCTCTGTATAGGTAGCCTTGGACTGTCCATAGAAAACTGCCTACAAGCCCAAATAAGAGGTTTAAAGGGTATATATTGAGAGAAGTCAGGGCTATACCTATCAAACACAGTATAGTTCCTGACCATCTAATCATTTCTGGTTAGCCAAATACTCAGCCATAGTCTTTCTAATGGCTTCTCTGATTACTTCTAGTTCATCTTCTGACAGGGTAAAGTCTTTTTCTAAGTTCATTTCTTTTTAGCCTTTTTAACTGGTTCTTTAAGTTTTCTATAAATTTCTAGCAGCTTGTAAACTTTATTGTCTAACTTGTTTTCAATTTCATTAAGAATATCTGCTACTGTCCACAATGCGCCAGACTCATCAGTACAAGTCCTTTCTGCGCAGATGGTGATTATAGATTGACAGCCAGTAAGTTTACAGCTCAATCCTTCAATTTCATTGACCTGACTCCAAAATTCTTTCAATAGTTCTTCATTCATTCCTTGATCCTTTCAATTAGTGCTAGGTATCCAACAGAATCCACCAAGCTATCTCTGTGGTCTGGCTGGTTCTTTAGCCTAGCTATCTTCAATAAAACCATCATTGTTGCGACATCCTGTGCAGTCACTTCTTTATCTAAGTAAATGCTCCACAACTTAGCAATGTTAAGAAGGTTCTTGGCTGGGTGTCCATAGGTCTTTTCCCTATCACCATAAATGATTGACTGTGCTTCTTCTAAAATATTCATCTTCTAAATAACTCCCTAAGTAAAAGTTCTGCCTCAATCACAGTCTGTCTGTGTTGTTTTTTTACAACATATCCACCATTAGGCATCCTTGCTTGCAAAAGTTCATACAGTCTATCTGCCAAATCTACTGGATCAATAATCATGGTCTTAGCCTTTGGCAACTGTATGGGGTAACTCCTATACGAAACACTCCCATAATTGAACAGTCTTGAGCAATTGTGTAGTAAGCACCAAGCCCACCAACACTATTCCCAATGACAAAAATAATAAATAAACCCAAGAGATTCCTTTTGATTTTTTCAAGCAATTGTTTGAGCATGAGCAATTTCTTCCTTGATTACAGTTTTGATTACAGGGCATTTAAACCTCTGCTATGGGGTTAAAAAGCCAACGAGCTGCATAGTCAGGTCTTGGGGTGAACTTTGGGATTCTTCTTAATGGCTCTCTTGTTTTGAGCTTGTATCTTCTGTTGTATTCTTGCTGGCTGAATGGCAATGGCTTTTCTGCATCCGGTAAGTTACCAGTTTTGTAGTAAACAGTATAAGCACCTGCTTCGCTTCTAGTGTAGTGATCTATATAGACCATCTTCTTAAAGCGCATCTCTGTCAAATATTTAGAGAATGACTTAATGCTCAGATTAACTGAGTCTGCCATCTGGTGACAGTTCATGGGTTCTTTTTGCATCCGGAGTAATAAATACTGGATTCGCTTTTGTTTCATTTCTCTCTGACTCATATAAACCTTTCAAAACTGGGCTACTCGCTGCACTAACTTAGGGCGATCCTTGTATATAAGGGCAATCCTAGTTTGTTAGCATCCGCTTTTGCCCATTGTTAGTTAGAAGCAGTTAGTGTTGCAGTTACCACCATAACAACAGGTAGTGCATACAACCATTCTGCCATTTGAAGTTGTGACTGTGTGTGTAGTGCAATTAGCATAGACAACTGTCGCTGTCATTGCCAACAAAACACCTGCAATAATCTTTTTCATAA